CAACCATATCCCCTGAACCTGCAAGGAATTTAACAGCATCTACTTTCTTTAAATTACCTGAATCGCTTGTGTCAGAGAGTAAAACGTAATCACCTGAAACAGGGGTTACGGCTGTTTTACTTGTAACCATTGATGAAGTTAAAGCAGTATCTCCAAGAGTTCCTCCTGTTGCTGAACTTGTATGAGCATGGTTCATGTTGGTTAAATCCGCAATAACGGGAGTTACAATCGTTTTGTTTGAGAGGGAATCTGTTGAAGATATTGAAGGGATATTAACTCCTCCTGCTGTAACTCTACCTGAACCTTTAGGGGTAAGTTCTACGTCAATATTAGCGTCATCACCTGTGGCACTCAAGGAAGGGGCATTCCCTGTTGCCTCATTAGTTACAGTTAATTCATTTACCGCAGAAGCAGTAACGGCAAACTTTTGAAGTTCGTTTCCGTTAGTGTCGTTTAAACTTTCGGTATCTGCGAACTCGTGCTGTCCTGCGGAGGTGTGCTGGGCACTTAGCGAGGTGTTTACGTTTACGTCATTTGTGTATAAAGTATCAAGCTCTGTGTTAATTTCGTCAGCATCAACAATATCAGTATTGTTTGATGGATTCATCGTCCTACTTGTAGTTATGCTTGCCATAGTTTTATCCCTTAATAAAGTTCTGCTGGTCTTTTCCCAAGCATCTTAAAAGTCTATCAGAATTTCTGATAAGAAAAAATCATCACCTGCCGTGCTATCGTATATATAGGGCTGCAATCTTTTGCATGTTGTACCCACTCCTGCATAGGCTTCACTCACTGATAATGAGTTTGACTCTCCATATACCGCAACACCGAAAATAACCTGCCCATAATATCCTGCCGCCACGTCCATTGTAGCTTGCCTTATCGACTGAATCAAGCCATCAACACGAAATCTGACGCTGAAATCGTCTCCCGATGTCGGGGTTCCTACGATAACAATGCTGCTTACAAACTTAGTGCTTCTCTCGTCTCCAAAGTTTAGCTCTGGAGTTTCGATTCCCTTTGTGTACGCATACCCATCATCGCTTCTTGTTGATTGCTCCAACTTCCATAGGTAGCCATAATAGTCTCCGGTATAAATATCAAATGACCCAGTACCTGTTTTTATCAGTGCTGATACACTTGCATGATAACCGTTACCTGCTGGATACAGGGAGGCATCGGTCGTNGTGGTGGTTGTAGCCCCACTATCTGTACCTGTAATAACCTCTGCTGCTGAGAAATCTCCACTTGCTCCGCTCACCTGCATAAATAAGTCAGTTGTATTTACTGCAACAACAATAGCCGTTTCCGTACTTGTTCCGCCAGTTACTTTTTCCCCAACGGTAAACGTNCCCGTTATAGCTCCGTGTCTTATTGCTGTGTAGTCGTTTTTATGCGGAGCACCCCACGCTATTAACGGCGACCTATCAATAAAATATGGCAAGCATGAAGTAACTCTACTTTTCCCTGTTTCTACAATAAAGAAATATATNGCCCTCGTAGCTGGGTTATATTGGCAATGAAACTGTTCTATCTTCGATAAGTCAGAGTTCTCTCTTATGTATTTGTCTATAAATGCGGGGCGTGTAATGCTTGACGCTTGGTAATCTCCTGTTGACTGAACTCCGGTAACAGAGTAAGCGTACCCGTCCTCTTGCATACATACAAGGTCGTTAGGGGTTCTTGCTATAAGTCTCCAGTGAGCAACCCCTCCCTCCCAGTACGCCTGCCTGATTGTCCAGTTAGTATCGGTAGTGCTTGAGTCCTCAAGGTAGTAAGACTGCCTGTCTGTAAATATAAATAGCGTATCCCCGAACTCATATAAAGCCCTTATCTTTTCTCCGTTAGCGGGCTGAACATAGAATTGAACCGAAGAAGCAGCATTGAAATCTTCTGCATCAGCAGCAGACGAAAGAAGTATTGAGCCGTAAAGTATGTTATCCTCACAGAAAGTCCATAATCTTCTTGATAAACCTTTCCCGTGAACAACGAGTTGCTTAGGGTAATTACCTGCCCCCCAATTTGCGTTAGGTGTTGTTATTGCCGTTGATGTTGCGGCAACCCCGTTCCATTGGTGAATACTGCTTGCTCCATCACAAAAGAATAGGCTGTCGTCTATGGTAGCAAAGCTATAATAATTTGTTGAAGATGCTCCGGTTCTAATAGTATTGGTATCGTCTTTATATACTCCGCCATCATCTCCAGCACGCATAACGAAATTTGTTCCATCTCTTTGAGTGAAGTCGTACAAGCCAAGAAAGGAACCTATCCCAGACATAGCTCCGTTGTCAACATGTGCTGTTCCGCCTCTTGTTCTTATGCCACCCTCGTTTAACTTTATATTAAGACTGTCTCCCACCATAGAGCTTTGAGGTACTGTGTCGAGTGCAGAGGAGGCGTTAAATCCTGACGAATCAAACCTTAGCTTTAGTGTATCACGAGCTATGCTCATACATATCTCCTTGCGATTCTTCTTGTCATTGTTTTCACATCAGACCCGTACTCCTCTCTACCAACGAGATTCCTAAGCCTTACCGTATAAACCTGTATTTCCTGTGAAGCCCTATCGTCATTCATTTCCTGTAACGCCTTAGCGTATATGCCTTGAATAAACACGCTCCTATACTTTCTATATAAAACGCTCATAAGGCTGCTTGCTAAGTCAAGCAACGTTAGGTCTTGGTAGTATCTTATTTGAAGAACATAGGTATATACCCCATCAGGAACAGGGCTAAGTATGTACTCTCCTGTATCAGCATCGCCAACCGTGTATATAGATATTGGCGTACCCGTGATGTTTGGCTGGGTGATTTCGTCATGGAACCATATAGGGTGCTGTTGTAGAGGGAACTCTTGGTCAACAATTAAGTAAACCGATGTGCTGTCTGGGGTCGATGTAATTGCCGGAGCAATAGTTACAACCTTCGTGGTGCTGTCGTATGCTGTTATTTGGGAAGATTCTCCGCTGCCAGTTCCACTTGTTATCGCAATATTCCTCCCCACCTATATTTGAACTCGAAAACGAGGAGTTTGCTGCAAGTGTAATTGATGTAGTGGTTCCTGTTTGTGCAGTTCCAGTATCTTTTCCTCTCCAAAGTTTTGCGTTAAGCATTGACGAGTAGTCTGACGGGAAGCTATATAAACTTCTTCCTTCCGTAAGAAGCTGTCTGCTCGTAGTCATCAGTGAGCGTAACTGTTTTGAACGCTCCCATATATCGTATTTTATTTCCTCCATCCATTGAGCTGTCGCTTGCGTAAGTATTTGACCGTACCTTGTGGTTCCCGCTCTATACCCTGCTTTGCTTATTCCTTCTTGCACAATAGATGATGCTGTTGGTGCTGTGGGTGCTGCCATATTAGCCTCCGTACTCTCTTAGTATAGCGTCAATAAGCTCCGGCTTTTTCATTGTTCTCTCTTGCTTAATCTTGTAAGAACGCCTTAGCACGTTGTACGCAGTTTTCTCAAGTTCTTCCCTTGTGAGTTTATTTACCTCTACCTCTGCTACTTTCGGCTTAACAGTATCCAACGGCTCAAGGGTATCTGGATTAAGCTCTATTCTCTCGTTGACGCTTCCGTAATATCTGCCCTCATCGTTGACGAATACTGACCTGCTTCCTACGTGTAAAAAATATCCCATGCCGTCTCCTTGCCTTTCTTAATTAAATTTATGCTGCCTTTGCTTTCTTTATCGTGTACGCTTTTTCCATTGCCTCTAAGACGATTGATGCCTTTAGCTTTGACATACAAACAGGAAACTTTAGTGCAGCGTCAAGAGGACATGATTCCATAGTGTAATGCAGTTGATGACAAGGATAACAAGCCACGTTAGCATGAACAGGGAATACGTTCTCCCAATACTTAGTTAAGTTCTCTTCGCTTGCGTGAGATAGCATGATGACTTTCGGTACATCATGACAACCAGCAGCAACCATTAAACCCGTCTCCGTGCCTACAACCATATCGGCATACATTGTCATAGCCATAGATGCCGACATGCTCCATATTCCTGAGTAGTTAATCGTACTACTATTCTGCCACTCAAGAGCCTCACATAATCCGCCGCCTACGGTAAGTATAACAACGTCCTTATGCCTCTTGGTAAATGCGTTTGCAACGTATTCAGCGAATGGGTAAGTCTTGTGCCATGATGACCCTGACAGAACCCACAGTACCACATGCTTGCCCCTTTAGCCTCTTCCTCATCTTCTCTGCATCTCTTATTGCTTTTCTCGGCAGATGAAGCTCGGGGTTTACCCCTTTCTGTTCAGGGTATCCAGCCACNCTCATTGTGTGGTCGTAGTAGTTAATGTTACACTCTCTCTGTCTCTTGTCGTATGACCACTTAAATTCAGGCTTGCCTTCCGAGCATAGGAGTTTATCCTCTATGGAGCCAGATAGATTGATGAAAAGGTCGTACTCTTTCTTCATCTCTTCCCATCTCTTCTCTCCATCAGCACCGGTCTTTCCGCTATAAACATCAATAGCATCAACGTAAGGGTTAGCTTTAACCATGTCATAGTTATAGTCTCTTATGCTGACGGTCAAATGGTAGCCTTCCTTTTTAATGGAAGGGAAGCACGCAGAGGCCATGATAAGGTCTCCGTAGGCTCCCCATCTAACAACAATAGCCTTCTTCATGCCCTTACCTTACCTCTTTCCTGTCTTATCTCTCTTGGTCTTGTACTTTGCCCTGCTGTTCCTTATTTTTGCTTGTTCCTGCATATCCAAATGCTTAGTGTATGCCTTGTCGGATAGAGTTGCTCCGGGCCTTACCAGCATATTCTTCTCTTCAAGAGTTACGCCCTGAATCTCATTAGCTCTTTGGTAGTGGATAGCTTTAGTTTTTAAGTCCTTCTTTCGTGCTTTCTTTCCTTTTGTAACCAGCCTCTTTCCTTTTTTTCCTACTCCCTTAAGCAATCCTTTTATTTCTCCAGCACTTAAACCGTCCTTTACTGCCTTCTTCACTATCTCTGATATGATACTCATTTGATTCTCCTTTCTGCGACTATTGTTATTATGTCATTAGGTTCATTGGGGTTTCTTATTTGCCCCTCACTAAAGTTATGTTCTAAGATGTCATACCCTAACTCGTTCATTGACTCCCTTAAAGAGTGAATATCGAAGTAGTGCAGATGTTCTCCGGGTCTGTAATGTCTCCATTTTTTTATGTCTCCCTTAACAGCACCAACATTAGGCGTTGATATAAACAAATACTTAGAGGGGAACTTTCTTAACTCCTCTATTGGGTCGGTTAAATGCTCTATAACATCCCACATAGTAAGAATGTCAGGGCACTCGTCAGGCAACTTATTGAAGCCAGAGTAAGGGTTTACGTCAAAACCATCACACTTAAACCCGTTCCTGCTTGACTTGTGGAACGCTCCCGAAGCACACCCGTAATCAAGAAGGCTCATGTCTCCATGACAATACTTTTCTATTAAGTCCCATCTTGATAGATATATTTCTTCTCCTATTTTACTACTGGCTCTCTCTACAAACCTATCATAGTAGTCTTTATTGTAGATATTCTTTTTATTATAAACCTTCTCTACTATACCCATTAAGCCCTCTACTCCGAACCCTGTAACGCATTTAGGGTACGGAACCCTATCTAATCCAGAAAATTGTATGTCATCGCAATCTGTTATACCATATATGGCTTTATGGCAAGGGGAACAAGCAGCGTTACTTTGTAGCGAGTAGTCGTTATCGTGATGCTTACAGCACTGATATACCGAGCTTGCGGTACACAGCATAGTCTTTGGCGTACCCCACATTCCAGCAGCAACAAGAACTCCCGTCTCTCCGCCTATAACGTAGTCAGCATATTTTGTCATCATTATCACCTGTTTCATTGACAGCTCTCCTGCCGTTCCATGAATCCGCTCATGCTTCCATTGAGCTTCTTTTACCGTAGCATCTCCAACAAGGAATATTCTTGCGTTTGGATACCTTTCTACTATCTTTAGAGTTAATTGTTTCATTGCGGGATATACTTTATGGGCACAGCTTCCCGCTATTGGTACAATGACTATAAATTCGTTCTCGTGCTTCATTCTCCATCGATGCCCCCATGCCTCGTTTTCCTCAGAGAAGTACACTCCCTCCTTATTAAAGTTGTCGGGCATAAAGACACAGCAAGCATCAAAAACGTTCTCGTAAAAATTCTTGCTTCCGAAAAGCTTCCGCCTCTCTTCAAGGGGTAAATCAAATTCCTCCTGATTACTTTCCGCTATACACGAGTTCTCTATGGTCTTATGTAAATCTATAACCCTATCAGGTTTTATTTCAGCTATCAGTTTCTCTTTTCTTTCTTTAACTATCCTGTCCCAGTCCTCCATGCTGAACTTTGACATATCCCAAATAGAAAGACTTTTTATTCGTGGGTCGTCATGCAATAACTCGAACCCTTTTGAGTTTGTTTCTATATATAGGTCGTATTTATCCCTAAGAGACATTATGGCTGGTAAAGAATATATCCAGTCTCCATACGCCCTGTATCCAAGAACTAATAGCTTCTTCTTCATCGTTACTTTCTCCTATGATTTTTTAAAAAAGCGGGGGCAGAAGCCCCCACTATTTCAGTTACTTACACCACAACAGTCTCTTTAAAACCAATCACTATTTGAGCAACCGGAGTTGAAGCAGAAGTGCCTGCCACATTAGATATAACGAGGTGGTCTCCAGCATCAAAGTCAGTTGATGTAACAGTGAATGAAAAAGAAGCGTTGTTGGCAGCGGTGCCTACCGCTTGAGAAGCAATAGAAGTTACTGCCCCGGTTCCTGCAACAGACTTGCCCACTTGAACAGTGGGGCCAGCAGCAGTTCCGCCAGTAGTAACAACCATTGTTGCTTGGTCAACGGTAAACGCTTGAGGTATTCTCAATCTCACCAGTTCTGTGTCAGATGCAGCAGTACCGGGAATAGAGATACCAGCTTCGGCTCCACACGTAAGCATGTTACGTGTAAAAAACCTTTGGTCATCGTAGCTTGGCATTTTGTTTCTCCGTAGTTAAGTTAGTAATCGTTATTTTATGCTGCTGAATCCCAAACAATGATTTTGGAATTTGCTGCGGTAGTCCAAATTAAGTCCCATCCTCCAAGGAAGTACCACGCAAGACCTTTAGACCGGCCATAGTCGGTAACAACTTTCATTCGGATTTCCTCTGGGCAAGCCACGGCTTCCATAATGGTAGTCTTTCCAAACATGTACGCTGAAAGAGAGTTACCAGTAGACCATGATTTCTCTGAACTTGTCCTTGCTGAAAGGTCGATAGTATTTCTTGAAGCCCATCCGTCTTTAACGAATCTAACTCCGTGCATACGTCCAACCTCACCATTTAGGATTTTTTTGTAGCCAGCTTCGGTGTATTGGTTTACGCTTTCGAGACTTGTTTCGAGGCCTTCAAGAGCTTCGAGTGAACAAATCATAACGTAATCCTCCCCATCATAGGGGGCAACGTTTCTTTTTTCAAGTTCCAGTCTCATCTTTTTAACATGATAAGAGTTAAGGACTGAAGTATTTGTTGCTGTTGCTGTTCCATCAGTGGTAACTGTACCAGCAGCAGTAGTTGTTCCAACATACCTTAACGGTGCTGAATTGAACTGTGCCTCCACAGCACCATCTATCACCTTAACCATGTCATCAACCAGACCATCTCTAATAATCTGCTTAATATCGAACTCGGAAAGAGATTCGATTTTTCCGGTAAAAGGAATAGAGTTACCATACTCTGACACAGTTAATGTTCCCTGCGTAATTGCTTGCTTTGTTTCGTTCATAGTGCTTGTTTCAGCAAGTGTTCCGCCAAGAGTCCCAACGTTAGAGACTTTGTTGTAGTTCACAGATTCACCACTGTTCTTACCAAACGCTTTTTTAATATCAACAAACTGTCTGAACCTCAACAACGGTTGAGATACAAAGAACAGTTCCTCTGATAATACGTTATTCGTAAGAAAGCCTGATTTCTGCGTCCAAGTCATATCGCCTGTCGCCATGCTATTCTCCTTTAAAGTTATCTGCTATGACCCATTTTTTCACTACGCCTCATCTTCATGTAGGCTTCATAGTTCCAGTCATCGCTTTTATTGTTAGTTGGAGGAACAGCTTTGCCGGGAGACTTAGTAAGACCAGCTTTTCTTTTTTGCGTTTTCTTTTCTCCAGCAACCTGTTCTCTCTCGTTCTTATCGAAAACTTCTTATCAATAGTCGGGAATATGTATTTTCTTTGTATATCTCTTTGTACCTGTCGGGAGTGTTGAGCTTCTTGATTATCCGTGCTGATTGCTTATTGAACTGCTCTTGATTAGTGATAACACCATCTTCAATGAGTCCTTTAAGTTCAGCATCTCCAATCTTCTGGATTTCCTCGTTTACTCTTGACGTAAACATTTCAAATCCGGGAAAGCTCTCTGCTTCCAACTCCTTGCTTATTGTATTGACAAGCTCAGTATTTTTCCGTGCCGCCTCTTCCCTTTCTGTTTCCTGCGATTTATTCTTAATCGCATCAACATCGGATTTAAGCTGCCTGTTTTCTTTAATGAGCTGCCTTATTGCAAGTTCGGGGTCATCAAGAATGTCGTCAGGGATTTCCTCCCCTTCATCGGTATCAGCTTGTTCACTGCTATTCATCTTCTCTTTTAGGTCGGTCAGTACATCATCGAGTTGCGAGCGAAGGTCTTTGACCTCTCTCTGCAAATCTTTGCGTTTTGACCGTTCCTCTTTGAGAGCTTTTAGCGGTACCTGCTTCTCTGCCTCTTCCGGTTCTGGCTCCTCTGCTTCATCCTCTGGTATATACTCATCTTCCTCTTCTCCTGATTTAAGAGTGTCATCTTCTGCCTTAGCATCCACTTCGGCTTTAGACTCAACCTCTTCACGTTTTACGTCATCGCTTGACGGAAGTTCATCGCTTACTGGCTCATCTGTTTGAGTTCTGTACTCCTCAAAAAGAAGTTCCCTTTGCGATTTACCTTGCTGCCCTTTGTCGGTACGAGAAGCCTCATTGGCTGGCTCTTCGGGTATTACCGTGCTGTTATCGGCAGATTCAACAGCATTACTTGATTCTTCTGGCATTTAAGCCTCCTATAAAAAGTTTAACGTCTATTGGACGAATCCTGATTTAGCGTTTCAGGAAACGAAAAGTCTAATAATCTTCTGTACTTAGCTTCTTCAAATGCCCTCTCACCCTCAAGAGCGATGCCGTCAAGAAAACAAGTAATCCCAGCATATACTTTAGCGATGACCTGCAACCTCACGACCTCCTCTATATTGGACGGGTTAGCATTAAGTAATTCAATCTTTGCCCTATCACTCTGTGATTTTAGCACATCAAACAGCATCTTTATCTCCCTGTTTGACTTTATCCTCGCAACAAGGTCAGCATCTTCTAACTTATCAAAGATGTCAGCATAGTAGTCTTTCTTCAAAATGCACCACCTATATTACCTTCCGGTATTACGTTAG